GGGTAAATTCGGCATATTTTACCCATAACCCGGTATCATCTTCGATTAACTGCATTTTACCGATAGGCAATTCACTATATAACCAGCGGTGGTTATAATACATTTTAACGGTATTGTTTTTGGCTAAAGTATCGGCAAAAGCACCGGGCTGAATGGTATCGCCGTAGTTATCGGTACCACCAAACACGCAAGCATAACCGCTAAAGGCGCTGCTTTGATTATCAGTAAATTTAAGCTGTGTTTGCGCTAAGGGAAGTGTTTTAAATTCGGTAGGCATAAAATGAATTTATTCTGTTTTACGGTCGATGATTGGGCGCGTTTGCCCGGCTTGAGTAATCGGTATGAGGGCCGAATTAATCATTAATTGATCGCCACCGGGTAAACCAATCAAACCCTCATTATCGCGTGCTTCATTAGGCGTGAGCAGTCCATTATTCACTGCTTTGCCATAAGCTTCATAACGGGCGATCATATCCGCGCGCAACAAGGCATCAAAATCAAGTTCAATTTCCCAGTCATTTTGTTCTTTCACCGGTAATAAATTGACCCGCGCGGATAATTCAATATTTTCTAAATAAGGCCGCAATCCCAGTTTATACCAGCCTTCAATAATCTGTGAAATCCCTGAACCCCATGCAGTGGTGCCGCTGGTGTCGTTAATCAACACGCTGGGAACCCCCATAAAGCGGGCAATATCTTCATTTTGAAACTTGCGCGATTGGAGTAACTCAATATCTTGGGGTGACATTGACGTTTGTTGATATTTAACGCGATCATCCAGAAGCATCAGGCTCTCATTATTATTTTCAGCTAATTTACGGGTATTTTCACGAATAGATTCACGCTGTTTTTCATTAAGTGTTTTGTCAAAAAATAGAATACCAGAGGGCCGCGCCCCATTACGATAAACAGAAGTAACGCGATTTTCTCCGGCAATCGCCAAGCCTATACTGCTAGCGGCATGGCCTAATGGGGATAATCCAATAATGCCATTACCGAACAATTTAATATGCCAAATGGATGAATCAGCATAGACGGTTGTACCCTTGCTATCAGTATATTGATATACCAGCATGCCATCGCCCAGTAATTGCACCTGCATTTGTGAGGACATTAACGGCAATAAGGCGATAATCTGCCCGCTATTATTGCGCACAATATGGCAATAGGCGTTGCCCCAGGTCACCAGATTTAATACCAAGGTTGCGAAAAAATCGATTCGGGTTTGATAACGATTGGGTTTGAGGGTTAATAATCGGTATAAAGGATGAGAATCATCGGCTTGGCGTTTACGGCCTTTCAGTTTATATAACACGACGGGCAAACTGGAGACAGTTTCGGTAATTAAACGAACACAAGCCCAATAGGCAGAAACCTGCATTGCAGTGGTTTCATTCACCGGTTTGGCAGTCGGTATTCGCGTTTCCGGCCAGGCGATTTGCAGGCCATTAAAACGTCGTAGCCCGCCGGATAACCAGCCCATCATACGGATAAATGGATTCATTGAATGATTATATTAGAATTAATCGATTAATACAGTTTATTATTGTTTTGGTTTATCAAAAATGGATAATATCCAGCATGGTATCACCATTAAATTCTGTCTCGACATGGGATGAGATACCTATAGCCATTAACAAGGCGGTTATATCATCGATTTTATCGGCACTTTTGCGTTTATCCGGGGCCATATTCAGATTGACATCTCGGCGTACCACTAAATTACTGGCACACCAACGTAATACCGGGTCATTATCATGAATTAACCGGCGGCTTATATAAGCATGCTCGAGTTCCTTAATCGCCGGGTGATAGGATTTAGTGCCTTGAATAAACTCAATCATTGGCACGTCCTCCATTTGTAAACGCTGGGCCAATTCGTAGGCGTTCCAGCGGTCAAAAGCTAATTCTTGTATATTAAAACGTTTAGATAATTCTAAAATAGCTGCTTCAATCATCGAATAATCGGTAACATCGCCCGGTGTTTGCTCAATCAAACCGGCATTTACCCAGCCTGCATACGGGGCGCTGCCGCGTTCAGTGCGCTGTTTAATCGCCGATTCGGGTACCCAACGGCGGCCCCATGTAATAATGTTTCCGTCCACGCGCCATACTAAACGCAAGGCGGTCAAATCGCTGGTAGAAGCCAAATCCAAACCGCCCCAGCAGGGGGTGTTACGCAAGCTTTCAAGGTCAATTTTGCCTGCGCAGGCATTCCATTTGGATAATAAAATAAAGCCATCTGCCGCTGCCGCCGGGCGATTCAGGCGTTTAATTTGAAACTCGGCCAGTTTGGACGGCATCGCTTGTGCTTCCAAGGCATTATTGCGAATGGCGGTGAGCAAATGCGGGTTAATATCCAATAAGGGGTTAGCTTTGTACCATGACTTTTCATCAAAATCATTATCTTTATTATCTATGGCATAAATAATCGCCAAAAAGTGATCGGCATTGCCAGTAAAAATATTATCCAGAACTTTATGCGCAAACTGGCGTAATTCACCCCATGGGCCGGGGTTTTCATAACCTTCTGTGGTGGTATAAAGCCATAAGGGATTAGCTCGCGCGCCCATGGCTGATTGCAATACATTTAATAAGTCGGCGGTTTTATGCGCGTGAATCTCATCTAATGCCACATGCGAAGGGTTTAAACCATCTTGTGTACTGGCTTTGGCATTAATCGGTTTAATACTGCCGCCTATGGTTAATCGGCTAATGGCGTTGGCCCAGCAGGTTAATCCGTAGGCTTCACGCAAGGCGGGGGTGCTCTCGGCCATCCGTTTTGCAATATTAAAAATAATCCGCGCTTGGCTACCGGTTGTGGCCGCTGAAATAAGCTGCGCGCCGGGTTCATTTTCACAACATAAACAATAAAGTAATATCGCTGCCGACAAGGTGGATTTAGCATTCTTGCGGGCCACGGCAAATAAGGCAGTATTAAACCGGCGGCTGCCATCGGGTTTGCGAAAACCAAATAATTGCACCAGAAAGAAAACATGTGAGCGGTGTAAATGCAAGGTTGTTTGAATGCTGCCATCGGTATTTAACCAGACACCTTCTACATGCGGCAGGTATTCAATAAACTGGCACACATGATTAGCGTGATCAGGAGAAAAAATAAAAGGAGCGCTTCGCTTTTTCTGCGCCCGTTTTAAATCAGCTAAAAAGCGTTTTCCGGCTTGTTTGATCCAGTAACCGTGTACTTTTCTTTTATTGGCAGCAATCTCTTGTGCATAATCCAGGGCAATAGCAACATAATCTTTATTATTATTTTTTTGCGCCATTGGCCGTACCCAAAGCTGCAAATGGGTTATCTGAATTGTGTGTTTTGTTCGTTAAACCTATTTTAGTTTGTGCTACCGGTGTTAATCCAAAATCATTCATAAAACCGCGTAATTGCGCCAGCATGGCGGCATTGGGGGGCATGTTTGCCTGATAGGATTGAATAATATTGCCGTGCAAAGCACATAATTGCCCCAATGCTGACAGCCCGCCTTCAGTTAATAATTGATTGGCATGCAAAATAGCCGTTAGCCGGTGCCATTCATTCACCGCATGGGCATTAGGCAGCCAGTTTGGAGGCGGTGGCAGGGTATTAACACGGGGTAATGATGCTACACTGCCGTCACGATCTGCGCGCCGGGTGCCAGAAATCAGCTTTAAATTAGCGGGTTTACGTGGGTTAGCCATGGCTTGAGCGCGTGAAGGGTGAAATTTTGAAATTGCCAACTGACGGCGCAAAAAAACGCTCTCGCGCCCGGTGTCCAGGTATTTTTATTTTACTTTGCATCTACCCCGTCACGATAACAAATTATATTCCATATATTAAAAATAAATACATATTTTATTGATGACGCGCATTTTTATTGCATTCTTTTTGCGTTTTTATTCGATGATGTTGATGATTGATCGCTTGCAAGTTGGTCATCTCGTTACTGCCATTGTGTGCCAAAGGAATAATATGATCTACTTCATTGGCCAATAAAGGTAATGCGCTGCCTTTGCATAAATCACATTGGCATAAATACCCGTCACGCTGCAATACTTTCTCGCGTAATCTGCGCCATGGCCTGCCGCCCCGACCTTGCCCATAGTTATTGTGTTTATCGATTACCGTATGAACCTGGGTTAATTTCGGCAGCGGCTGATAACGCGGTGATTTACTGGGCATAATGAAATGATTTATTGAGAAATAAGCAGATAGGCTTGTTCGCAGGCTAATCCGCTGATTCGGTTTCGATCAGCTTCTGTGGCAAAGACTGTTGCCAAATCATTAAGTTCCGCAAGCAGCTCGGCCAGCACGGCGGCGCGCTTTCTTTCTGTTTGGCAGCCGTCGGCAACGGAGGAATGTTTAGCGGCTGCACCGCCGGCGGCATAGTTTTTTGCCAGCTCGCGCACCCTGGAATCAGCAGCAGCGCGTTCAGCAGTAATAACCTCATCCAATTGTTGTTGTGCTTCATTGCTTAATAATTCCATTTGATTTTGTAATAATTGTTCACGCTGTTTTGCGCGTTGAGCCGCTTCAATAAGTGCGGATTGATAATCACGTTCTCGTTGGATGTTGTCTAATTTCGCCTGTTGATCACGCCATTGATAACCGATTGCCGCGCCGCTGCTCAATATAATCAAGATAATCACACTATAAACTGATTTCACGCCGCTGCTTTACCTTCACAAACTGCCTGTTCATCCATACGGCGCAAAGTCAAACCGCGTAACACCCGGCCACCTGCATAATTCCAGCGTGCCAATTGCGCACACGCGCCGGGCCAATCATTGGCCAATGCCTTGCGTTGCAAAGTAGAACCACATACCACTTGTGGCCCCAAATTAAATACCGCTGAAGTTAATGCCGCCTCAATATGATTCAGTTTAGGCATGGGTAAACATCGATTAACCGCCGCATTGGCGGTAGCCATATCCGCATTAAGTAATGCCTGGCATTCCTCACCGCTATAGCGTTTGTTTTCGATAATATCCGCACCGGTATGCCCATAACAGACAGTGAGTATGCCTACGCTATCCCTATAAGGAACCTGCTTGAATCCTTCCCACTGCATAATGAGTGGCGCGGCAATAATCATTACCGCCATGCTGACCCCGGCAATATTGCGTTTGTTCATGATTGCAATTCCTTTTGCCGTTTTTTAACTTCTAATTCATGCAATTCCTGTTTACGCTGTTCTTCTCTTTGTTCTCGCCGGTCCGATTTGCGCTTGTAATAGGCCTGAACACATAATCCTCCTACTGCACTGGCAAAACCAGAAACCGCCAACACATCATTAGCGGTTAATCCGCCTAAAATAGATAAACCCGCACCACCGTATAATGATGTGTGCGCGGCAGTCATCATGGCAGGCTCATTCATTTTAGTCTTCATGTGCAGGAATCAGGTTATGAAGGGTATTATCTCATAACCTGATTATATTCAAAGACACACTCAATTATTTAACCCAGCCGTACTTTTACCCGCCCATTTTTAATCACTTCTGCGCGCACGGTGGCCACGGTTCTAAATCTGAAATCATCCATGCCTAACGCGCTGGCAATGCCATCTCGATACGGTTTGAAGGATGCAATCAAATTATCATCATCACGTCTGCGCTTATTCGGCGGGTAAAAATCCAGCATCAAGTCATAACGCTTGGTTAGATATTCAATTGAATTTTTATCGATCAAAAGCAGATTTGTTTTCCGCACATAATCCCGATTCCAGCCCGCCAGATGTGCCAGATTAAACCCGATTTGCCGCGCCGTTTTAACCGCTTGCGCGCGTTTGGCCCAATGAATCCGCTGATTCGG